GTCTTAAAAAGGCTCAGTTAGTTTATGTGCTAATGGATACTCCAGAAAGCATAGAGAGAGACGCTGTTAGTTATGAATCAGTAGAATCTAAGTATAGAATAAAAATATTTGACGTTGATTATGACGAGGAAGTAGTAGAGTCTATGCGGGATAAGGTGCAATATGTTAGAGATAATGTTATAAATACTTTAGAAAAATAAAAAAAATTCTTTGTATTATAAAAATACACACTATATTTGTACCAACAAACAAACAAAAAACAATGAATAAAATGAATCCATACATAATACCAATACTTAAGACTTACGACATAAGCGTACAAATAAAGGACGTAAAGAATACAGATTCTTTAATGTATATGATAGCAGATAAGTTTGTAGATACATATCCTATAACTTCAATTTATGGAGAAATAACTACTCATGAGCTTATAGCTGAGATAAAAGGCAGAAGCAGAAAACAAGCTATACAAGACTTAAGAAACTTAACCATGTATTTTGTTAAGCATATAAATAAATTAACATTGAAAGAGGTAGGTAAGTTATTCGGAGGTAGAGACCACTCTACAATCATTAACAACATACAGCAATACGAGAATAATTGTGAATTTAATTGCCCAATGTATAGACAGCATTTAGATTTATGTGTAGAGTTTAACGCACAAAACAAGATTAAACCACTAAAAGAGAGTTTCAACTATTAAAAATAAATAAAAATGAACACAACAAAACAAGTAAAACAACTATTGACAGAAAACCCAGAAATGAGAGATAACCCTAAGAAGCTAATTAGAAGAGCTCTACAAGATATCTACGGAGTTAACGTACTTTCGGCTATGGTTATATCAGAAAAGTATATGCAAGTAGAGAGAATCATGAGAAGTAATAGACAGATTCAGTCTCAAAACGAAGAGCTTAGAGGTGAAAAATGGGGCTTTAGAAAGAATGTATTAGCTCCTAAAGTTAAATCTTTATTAGGATATAAATAATGGATTACAGAATAGCAATAGCATTTCATTATCCTCATGATAGATTCTCATTCGGTTGGGAATATATAGCAGCAGATGAGGACTTCTCATTCAGTAGAGTTACAATTTTCTTAGGTGTAATGACTTTATTTTTTGACTATGAGAGAAATTAATAGAATTATTATACATTGCTCCGCTACTGTAGAGGGTCAAGACATAGACTCAAAAACTATCAGAGGTTGGCACGTTAATGGACGGGGCTGGTCAGACGTAGGTTATCACTATATCATAAGACTCAACGGAGACATAGAAGCTGGCAGACCTATCGAAAGAATGGGGGCGGGCGTTAGAGGTCACAATAGAGATACTATTCATGTATGTTATGTCGGAGGTGTTGATGAGGATATGAATCCAAAAGACACAAGAACGCCAGAACAAAAAGAATCAATAATCAAATTAATAAAAAGAATAAAATCAAAATTAGACAATAAAGTAACTACGCATGGTCACAATGAATATTCATCAAAGGCATGCCCAAGTTTCACAGTAAAAAACGAAAATTATGACAGAGATTAGACCGAGATTAAGCGGAAACAAAAGAGCCGCATACGAGAATATGACTAAAGACGAAAGACGAATATTAGTTATAGGAGATTTGCACGCACCATTTACACTAGATGGATACTTCGAGTATTGTAAGGAGGTGTATGCTAACTATAACTGCAATCAAGTTGTTTTCATAGGTGATATAATAGACAATCATTACTCATCTTTTCACGCTACAGACCCTGACGGAATGGGCGGAGGTGATGAACTAGACGTAGCTATAGAAGAGATTAAGAAATGGGCTAAAGAATTCCCAGTAGCTGACGTTTGTGTAGGTAATCATGATAGAATCATTATGAGGAAGGCTTTTGATAGTCAAATCCCAGCTAGATGGATTAAGGATTATAACGAAGTTTTAGGGACTAATTGGAATTGGACGGAGAGAATAGTCTACGACGGAGTTCAATACGTTCATGGAGAAGGAGGGACAGCTAGAACTAAGTCAAAAAATGACATGATGTCTACTGTTCAAGGTCATATCCACACACAAGCCTACACAGAGTGGAACGTGGGGCGTAATTTTAGAATTTTTGGAATGCAAGTAGGTTGCGGAGTGGACGGGAAGTCATACGCTGCTGCATACGCTAAGAATTTCAAGAAGCAAGCTATAGGATGTGGCGTTGTAATAGGCGGACACACAGCAATAAACTGCTTAATGGAACTCTAAAAGGGTTAACTAAATTAAATAATGAGCCTCTACAGAAGTGTAGGGGCTTTTTTGTTTTTAGTTTTTGTTGAAATTGTCTAAAAAATGACAATTAAATGACAAATAAAGGGGTGTTTTGTGTGTATTAAATTATGGTCAAAAATACCATAAGTACTAGAGTATTACTTGAATAACAACCAACACAAGTAGCCCTAAAGATATTTTTCTAGACCTAGTTAGTCTGCTTATGTTTTTATTGTTAGCTCTGCTTAATGCTATATTATTGTCTATAAGGTCATTTACTTGCGTTTTAAGAGCTTTTATGTCATTTTGAGTACTATCTATTAGCTCGATGTATTTAAGTTCTTTAGAAAGCGTTATTTCAAGTTCTTCCTCCATTCTGTCTTTTTCTATAAGTTCTATATATATTCTATCCATCTGCTCAATAGAGATGGTTATAACTGTGTCTCCGCTAGGGTCTATTAATGCGTTCTTAGAATATCTTAAGCCTCTCGTTAGTAGGAATAATATTGTAGTTAGAAATTTTATCCTCATAATGTATTCTAATCGTATCTAATTTTAATTCTATGCTGTCTATAGCTTGTTTAATTTTTTTTGTATCGCTCAATTTCACCAACTTAACATCGTTAACAACTCTGCTAGAAGGGTTCGTTATTATATACATTAAACAGATATTTACGACTATCATAATAGACAGAAATATATCCTTATTTGATATGTATTTACTGACTGTTTTTAATTTTATTTTTTGCATTTTTTAACGAAATTAGAACTTTTATTATCTTGTTTACAAATGAGTAGCCTTTAACCTCTTTAAAGGATTCGTCCATAGACTTAACCTCTATAGCTATTAAAACTAGTGCTATAGATTTAGTAGCCATAAAGTCTATAGAAACAGCACTACTTAATAAATCATTTATTATAAAAACGTCAGACATATACACTAACATAACGATAGATATATATGGTATTAACTTATTACCTAGACCAACTCTAAGTAATCTAGACTTTATTTCACGCCCTAATTTATAGCTTCTCCATAAACCGAAACCCGTATCGAGCAAAGTCACTATAGCGACTGTCATAATAAGACCTCCTATTGGTGCATAGAAGTATACTACTGCGGACAATATGGCATATAGATAAGATTTCATTAAAAATCTTCTGGAATTAAGCAGTAAGGGCTATCAGGGTTTTTTGCACAGAATGCAGCTAAGTAGCTACTCTCTTGTCCCGCGAACGTATGGATTCCTATGGGGTCGGGATACACTTCATATTGAGCGAAGCTCTCTATTTCGTTTCTCCACAATATATCTACCGCATACGATTCGCTCTTATTTACGCATAATCCCTCGTCATCTGTCTCTAGGCAAATATATCCGAGTTCGACTAAGGAGCTCACATCATCAAGAAGGATGCCCTCTTCATCACATATAGCTTTCCTAGCTTCTAAATATGTCTCCTCGTCCTTAAACTCGTATTTCTTAAATATCATATCTTATTTATTATCTTCTTTTGTTACTTCTCCGCTATTAAATTCATCTACTATCATGTCTACTATAGGTCTAGAACTGATAGGTAAACACTTCAATAGTGTGTTTATTCTGTTTATCTGTGCGTTATTTAAAGTAATGCTCATTTAATATATATACGTTAAACTATTATAATTGTTTGAGTTCCATCGTAAAACTTAAGATTAGTTCCGTCAAACCACATCTCACCAGAAGAGGGAGAGCTAGGGTCTACGCCCGCTCTAAACCTTAATTGTGCGTTAGATGTAGTTCCAGCAGCTATGTCTACAAATGCAGTAGCACCAGTTAAGCCAGCTCCTATGTTCCCGTCTACTTCTAGTCCGTTTCCGTTTATTAACTTTAATGCTGTAGCTGTTTGTCTAGATACTATAACATTAGCTCCGTCTACTTTAAGAGCTGTCTCCATTAATCCGTCTTCAGTTCCATCAGTAACGTCTCCTATTTTAGCTGTTATTTTAGCGTATACTACTTGCTGTCCTATATCATTCTCTCCTTGAAACTTAAACTGCCCTAAGTAATCTCCATTGTCAGGAGATGAACTATCTCTTTTCATGGTTATTACTGGAGAAGCCTCAGACCCAGTATTACTATTACAGATAAATACTGTATTATCTAATCCACTAGATACTATATGTAGCTCTGCTGTAGGGTTAGAGACACCTATACCTAAGTGAGTTCCGTCAAAAACGAAGTTACTGTTAGCTCCTAGTGAGCCATTATCATTGTATTGTATCTGCTCATTACTCCCAGCTGGACTCGCAGAGACCGAAAGAGAAGCCTCTAAATTAGCTTTAGTTATCTTTCTAGTGTTATTAGAAGTATTATCTATAGCGAATACATCACCGCTATTTAAGCTAGTTACCTCTGTTAAATCTTTTATTTGTTTTGTACTCATTTTTATGTAAATATTATA